CCGAGATTTCGGCATATGAAGCTAAAATGGCACCTGGTGCAGACGAACCATTCGCTTTGGGGGATCGAACTTGAGTGTAACACACAAATATATGCATGACACTTTTAACATTGATTCAAACTTAATTAAGTTAATTAAGGCTGTTCCTACTAAGCCGATTAAAAAAATAATAAAACGGTCTGAAAAGGCCAAACTTTTAAAAGTTGATAACAAAAATGCTACCCCCCTTATAAAGAAAAAGCCAAACCGTTATTTAAATAGGCTTAAAAAAGAAAAATTAAAGCAGAAACGCTTAAACCAAGTTGCAAGCGCGCAAATTTCAAACGCCCCGATTACCTTTGGTGTGATTCTAAATCAAATGTGTAAAACATTAAACATTAATTTAGATAAAGCAATTCAAGAGGTAGTTACATTCCATGATAATCTGATTAAAAATCATAGTATCGTAGAAGGAACCGCGAGATATAACCGTATTCGGTTATACTCAATCCAGCTTTTAGAAGGAAATAATCCTGAACCATTAAGTATGGTAGCTGTGGGAAAGAAAGATAGGTGGCCATCGGCTTTCAATCAATTAAGACCCTTGTATTATTTAGTAAGGGACAATAATTGTGAGATTGCAGATAGAGCTATACGTTCAATCCTTTACTTGAATCGTTTATGTAAAGGTAATATGGTACCCGACCTCACTGAGATCGAGAAACCTTTCGAGGTTTCATCCAAATTTCGCAAAAGATTTCAGAAGTTCTTGAAAGAGAACGTTGTACCAGAACAACCAGATTTGATTTCCAAACCCAGTGTCCGTGTGGTTTCAAACGGCCCTAATAATAAGCCTAAATGGATTACAGCTGACCTAGAAGCTTACGTTCTAATGCGAAGTGAATTACATGATAATTTTAGGGATTTATGTCTTTATACTGGCAACGATGATTTATATAGATATATGAAATCACGTGCTGATACCTTAAATAGGGATCAAAGGAAAAGGTTAAGATTTTTAACAACCTTCCCAGATAAAGGAAATAAGTGCCGAATAATCGCAATTAGCGACTACTGGACTCAAGTCCTTCTCGAGCCTATTATGGCAGATATAAAGAAATATACCCGCAAGAATTTTGAAGGTGTTTCTTACGCCCATGATCACGCAGGCGGATTTAATACTTTAAAACAAAATATTAATAAAGGGTGGAAGTCTTACGATATTACATCGTGGACTGACGCCTTTCCTGCTACTCTACAATATGATTTTATGAATGCCAAATATGGCAATCTAATTGCAGATTCATGGTATAACTTAGTTGTGAACTGCTCTTGGCAAAGTCGTATTAAAAGTAAACCTCTAATAAAATACGCAAGAGGTCAGGGCATGGGCACAAATGGTTCTTTTGACATAGCCACTGCTACAGATCTTAATATTTTGAAAATGATCTATAAACAGGAATATAATCTAAAGATGTCTTCACGAACTACTGTGAAAGTAGGGGATGACTTGGGTGCTTTTGATCCTAAACTTCATATTCATAGGATCTATACTCAAGAGTTAGGTATAGATATAAATATGCAAAAAACTAAAGAAGTAACAGATGGAAACATCTGTGCTGAATTAGTTTCT